TAAAGCTTGTAACTCTAAAACATGGCTAGATAATGTCTCTGCATTATTTAAGTTGTTTACTTGTTGAGGTGCATCCTCAACAAACATTTTTTGTAAATCACTCATTTATCTCTCCTTTCTCGTATAGATTTATTTTAATAGGATAATATTTTCTTTCTTGTTTATCCCACTTGAGTAAATTGTATTTGCCATTAGTCATATCAGATACGATAGAACATGCAACACCAATTATCGCAGGATCTCCTGTAAGTAGTAAATAATCCTCTTCTTTAAAATTTTTTAATAAAGATCTTAATTTATAAATTAATGGACCTGGTGAAAAAATTATTTGTGAAAGTTCTGGTAATAAAAATTTAAATTCACCATATTTAGAAGCACCCATAATATTTATTCTTGGATTGCCTTCTTTTGTCCCAGGTATTTCCTGTATTACATAAACTATTCTTTCTGACATTGACAAACTTATAAGGTTACTATATATAAAAGTCAAGAAAGAAAAAAATATGAATTATAAGTTTAAAACTAAGCCATACGCACATCAGCTTAAGGCATTAGAAATATCTTGGGATAAAAAATGTTTTGCCTATTTTATGGAAATGGGTACTGGTAAATCTAAAGTATTAATAGATAATTCTGCAATACTTTATGACCATGGTAAGATCAATGGTGTCCTAATTGTGGCACCAAAAGGTGTTTATAAAAATTGGTATAGTTCTGAAATACCAACACATCTACCTGACCATATAGAAAAAAACGTAGTTCTTTGGCAAGCAAATATTACAAAACAACAACAAAAAAATTTAAATACTCTATTTAAAACAGGCACAGATTTACATATTTTAATTATGAATGTAGAGTCTTTATCTACTAAAAAAGGTGTAGATTTTGCCTATAAATTTATTAACTCACATGAAACTTTAATGGCAGTTGATGAGTCAACAACTATTAAAAATCCAGAAGCTAAACGTACAAAAAATATAGTAGAACTTGGTAAAAACGCAAAATATAAAAGAATACTTACAGGTTCGCCTGTAACAAAATCACCGCTAGATTTATACAAACAATGCGAGTTCCTTGACCCCTGGCTCTTGGATCATACATCTTGGTATACGTTTAGAACTAGATATGCAATTATGAAAAATATGTCTTTTAATGGTAGAACTTTTCAAAAAGTTGTTGGCTATAAAAATTTAGGTGAATTATCAGAAAAACTAAAACCTTTTTCTAATCGTGTATTAAAAGATGATTGTTTAGATTTGCCTAAAAAAACTTTTATGAAACGTATTGTACAACTAACACCAGATCAATTTAAAGTATATGAACAAATGAAGAAAGAAGCACTTGCAATACTAAATGGTAAAATGCTAACAACATCAAACGCACTAACACAATTAATGCGATTACAACAAATAACTTGTGGTCATTTTAAATCTGATGATGGCACAGTGCAACAAGTTAAAAGTAATCGTATAGATGAACTAATAGATGTACTAAATGAAATAGAGGGTAAGGTTGTTGTTTGGGCACATTGGCAAAATGATGTTAAACAAATTATAAAAGCAATTGTAAATGAATTTGATCAAAATTCTTTTGTAGATTATTACGGTTTGACACCACAAGAAGAAAGACAACAAAACATAAAACGTTTTCAAGAGGATGAAGATTGTAGATTTTTTATTGGTACACCTCAAACTGGTGGTTATGGTATTACACTGACTGCTGCTAGTAATATGATTTATTACTCTAACGGTTATGATTTAGAAAAACGTCAACAATCAGAAGCTAGGATAGATCGTATTGGTCAAACAAAACCTATGACATATATTGACATAATATGTGAGGATACAGTTGATGATAGAATTGTAAAAGCTTTACGTAAAAAAGTTAATATTGCAAGTCAAGTTATGGGAGAAGAATTAAAAGCTTGGATCTAAAGTTTTTGTAATAAGACTAATATTACACCACCCATACCAGTAATTAATGCACCAACAGATACTAGAAGTATTCTCTCTATTCTAGTAATTTGAGTTTGTAATTGATTAATACGGTCATGTGTTTGCTTTTGCATTATTCTGCAAAGCTTTTCATGTGATTCTATTCTTTGTAAAGCATTATCTTTTGGCATATTTACCTACCCAGTAGCAAATTGGTTCTAGTATTTTTCTGTATACTCTACCTAACAAATGCACCTTGCCCCTTGATTCCTGTCGAATGTCAATAGTTCTATGCACTGCTATGTGTTCTAATATTTTTTTAAGAATAATATTTTTCCTAGATAATTTTACCAGTGGTAAAAATATCTTGTGATATCCTTTTTGATACTCTGGCGCTAAACCTTTTGAGTGTCTTAACCAAATTTTGTTTCTAAAAGATCCAAAGCCATAAGACTCGTTCATCATGGTGCAGACGATCTTGCCGCCTCCTCCAGACGACCCGCCACCGC